ATGAATGACATAGAAAGACTCATCAGCAATAACGCAGCCTGGTCCAAAACCATGATTGATGAAGATCCTGGTTTCTTTGAGCGGCTTTCCCAATCTCAAAAACCCCGCTTTCTGTGGATTGGCTGTTCTGACAGCCGTGTTCCCGCCGAGCGCCTGACAGGGCTTGAGCCAGGCGAACTGTTCGTTCACCGTAACGTTGCCAACCTGGTCATCCACACCGACCTTAACTGCCTGTCCGTTGTGCAATATGCTATCGACGTGCTGGAAGTCGAACACGTGATTATCTGCGGTCACTACGGCTGTGGCGGTGTGCAGTCGGCGGTTGAAAACCCTGAACTGGGTTTGATTAATAACTGGTTGTTGCATATCCGGGACATCTGGTACAAACACAGTTCCCTGCTGGGCGAACTGTCGCCAGAGAAGCGCCTCGATAAGTTATGTGAACTGAACGTGGTTGAGCAAGTTTACAACCTCGGCCACTCCACCGTGATGCAATCGGCCTGGAAACGCGGCCAGAAAGTCACGCTGCACGGCTGGGTTTACGGCATTCTGGACGGACGTCTGCGCAACCTAGAAGTTGACGCCACCAGCCGCGAAACACTGGAACAGCGCTACCGTCAGGGCGTCTCCGCCTTGCTGAACGGCGACCCGCAATAACAAGCCGCCCTACTCTACAGAAATTCAAAAAACAAAAGGCACAAAAATGTGCCTTTTTTATCATTTATTTTTCCTGCACTTACAACGCGTTCACTATAAATCAATGAGTTATAAATGCTGTAAGCAGCTGTAAGCCTTATAAAGATGCTTAGGTGTGGACACTATGTGGACACTCCAGCCCCGCTTTTCCCCTCAGTGGATTGAAGGAAATTGCGTCCTGCAGGAAGTCCGGCGCGAAGTGAGCATAGACCATTGTTTGGTTAATATTCGCGTGTCCGAGAATTCTCTGCAGGGTGATTATGTTCCCGCCGTTCATCATGAAATGTGTCGCAAACGTATGTCGCAGCACATGTAATGATTGCCCTTTCGGTAAGTCTGGCTTCACCGATTTCAATAGCAGCCGGAAGGTCAAATAATCGGCATCAGGAAAAAGTAATCCAGACTTCTGATTTTTGACTGCCTTCCATACCTCATCGGAGATCGGGACTGTTCTGGGTTTGCCGTTTTTGGTATTGAGAAAAGTCACTCTGTTATTAATGACATTCTCGACCTTCAAACTGCTTATTTCTCCCCAGCGGCCTCCAGTGCTCAAGCTCAGGATCGCAATCCTCTTATTGTCCCCTTCCAAAACAGACAGCAACTTCTCAATTTCATCAGCAGACATAAAAGTCATGGATGATAGCTGCCCTTTTAGCAACGTTACTCCATGCAACGGATTTTCAGCGTGGAATAAACCGGCTTCGTTCAGGTAAGTAAACAGGCCACTCAGCAACATCAAATTGCGGTTTACCGTCGTTGCCTTAACGCCCTTCGCCAATCTTAAAGACTTAAATTTTGTAATAGCCAGGCTATCAATTTGGAAAGAACACGGGTCATTCATCAGGTTACAGATGAACTCCAGTTTGGCTTTGTCGAGCTTGCCGTGCTTCACGTTCTGCCCGTGATAGAGCCACCACAGTTCTATCAACTCGGATAAAGGCCGTTTGTCAGCCGGTTTAGATAGCCATTCTTTGTCGTGATAATTCACCGCTACATATTTTTCGTATGCGGCTGCTTCATGTTTCTTGTCGAACCTACGCCGGAAGCGCTTTCCGTTGCGCCCCTGCGGTCTGATGTCCACTTCATAACGACCATCATCGAGCTTCTTAATCGACATATTGAAGCCCTCCGGAATCGTGGGTACTGCAAAGACTCAGTGAATCTATAAAACGTAAAAAGTCGAAATGTAGCGTTAACCAGTCTTTTTGTCGGAGTGGGACGACGTTGTTTCGCCCTGCCCAAAGTGTGCGAGAACCGGCGCGATCTGTCCGGCTTCAGGAGAAATTTGATCAGTCATGAACCACATTGTGTATTTTGTGAACTTTGGGTGAGCCAAAATTTTCATAGTCACATCCGTCGGCGGCACGGATCTGCCACTCTCGTAGTAGGTCAAAGAGCTATATGGAACGCCTGTCAACTCAGCGAATTGCCTCCGGTTAATCCTCTCAGATTCCCTCATGAGCCCTATCTTCTCAGCTATTGAGCTTGACATGTTTTCAAGATCCTCTAATAATTAGATGTAAACGTTATTTTGATTCAACATAATCTAAACATCTGTAAGCGTCGCTAAGCGGCTATAAGCAGTTGTCGAGATCTCGAGAAAGGTTAGCAGATGAGCAAACAAATCGTAAGTGTGTCGGATGCCCTTCCCTACACAGAATTTGCCAAGGCAATCGGCAAAACACCTGTTGCTGTTAAGTCGATGATCGAGGCGGGAAAGCTGCCCATCATTGAAATGCGCAACCCAGAGAATCCAACCGCACGCGGTGAGACTTGGGTATACCTGCCTGCCTGGAATGCAGGTATGAAGTTAGCGTTTGAAAAACGCCCCAGAGAGATCCGCGACGGCTGGCTGATGTGGTTGGGCTTGGGCGAGCCACGTTAAGGAGGGGAAATGGTTATTTCAATTGCACCACTGCTGAAAAGACAAAGCCCTTCCCGCAGTTTTGGACATGGCTGGATTGAGCTACCAGGTGGCAAACGCTGGAATCCAGCTAAACCGCAAATGTATTCAACCGGTTCAAGCCGGAAGCCCTTCTACAAACGCTTCTTTGGTTGAGGTGTCTATGCAATCGCAAACATTGAGCTATTCGGAAAGTATCCCGAAGGAAAAAAGAGAGGCCTGTTTTCAGCATATTATCGGGATCCGAAAAATGCTGACCAGCCAGAAAAATATTGCGCAGGAAACGTTTGATGAAAGTACGCCGACCATGCGCAAATTGATCTGCTTCCATGCTGGATTGAAAAGTCGTCATATCAATATGCGTTTCTTTGAATTGGCACACAGTGAAAGAATAAAGGTCATTGAAGCACTTAACTCACTCATTGAGTTTAGTAACGCGCTTCCGGCCTTTATTAGTGAAACCGACTCAGTTCTCAACATAGAACATTAATACATCTGAAATTTAATTGGCGTTCAACCCGCCGGGCATTCTTTTGCCTAAAAACAGGATTGGATAATGGAAGAAATCATAAATGAAGCTCGTTCTGACGAACGTTTAAATCGTGCAGCCGTATTCGCTGCACGTCTTGAGGCTATCGCATGTTTCATCGTCAAGCAGGCAATGACCGGCACTGAAGCCGCCGAAGCTTTACGCGTTGAGGCTACCCGCATCCAAAACGAAGCGGGAGAATTTCATTAATGGCTGATGTCATTGACGCTGCCCAAGAACGAGCGGACCTGATCTTAGAGTCACAAATTCAAGCTGCCCGCATAAGCACTACGGGCGTTTCCGCCATGTATTGCCTCGACTGTGACCGCCCTATTCCTGAAGAACGCCGCTCAGCTCTGCCTGGCGTTGAGCTATGTATCTATTGCAAGGAAATCAGTGAGCTAAACGCTAAGCATTACCGAGACAGTAAATGATTTTGTTCTCGATGGCATTGCTCATTCTGGCTGGCATCAATGCTGGCTATCTGATCATTGATATCAAAGACGGTTTGTAATGCAGAACAATCGCTTTACTTCTCAGACTGAAACGCCCGATGTTTGGGCGTTCCCCTGGAATAAACCCCTAGCCCCAATCGTTCCCCAAGAAAGGCCGAGACCGCTTACCCGTGATGAATACGATCAGGGGCAAGCTGTTTTAATCAAAGTAAAAAACCTCTCTAAAGACCTGCAAGAAATTTTCACTGGCCGCCATAAGTACCTGCTCAAAACTCTGGGCATTCACGCAGCCAATAAATATCTGGTTTATACCCTTGGCCGCAGCATCCTGCCGCGTGTCGATGCAGTTAATAAAGCCCATGCAATGAATATCAATGCCACCATGAAATTCATCTCAGAGGCCGATGTTTATCACCAGTTACCAAGCATGAGCGACAAACCGCTACGTCGTTTCACACAGAATATTGCAGGACAATTGAAGGCCATTTATGAAGACCGTTGCGATCAGCTGTTGGCTGAACATGGTGGAGATTACGCGGTACTTCTTCAGTCTGATACGCAGTGCGCTCTGTATCGTGATATTGCAGGAATGTCTCGTGCCTTCAACGTCAACCCTATGTATTGGACAAAATTCACTAAAGGCAAGCTTGATGCAACGTCTGCCATCGCTAGCATGTCTCGGCTGGTAAATCCCGATTGGTGGTTAAGTCAGTTGAAAGGCCAGCGTACCCGCTGGCGTGAGTCATTGCTGATCGCAATCGGCAAGGTTAACCGTGACGCGTCTCCCTATGCCAGTAAGCAGGCTATCCGTGAAGTTCGTTCCCGCCGACTGTCGAATCTGGACTATCTAAAAAGCCGCGACCTGGAGAATGTCGAAACCGGCGAGCGTATCAGTTTGATCGATAAGGTCATGGCGAGTATTTCAAACCCTGAAATCCGCCGCATGGAGCTGATGAGCACTATCGCCGGCACCGAAAAATATGCTGCCGCGAATGGTGACGTCGGGATGTTTCTGACCATCACCACCCCTTCTAAATTTCACCCGACCCGCATGGTTGGTAAAGGTGATAACAAGCGCGTTCAGCGAAATCATGCCTGGGACAAAGAGGCCTACACGCCGAAAGATGCACAGCGTTATCTTTGTGGGATCTGGAGCAAAATGCGCACCGCGTTTAAAGACAGTGGCCTATCAGTTTATGGGATGCGCGTAGTTGAGCCTCACCACGACGCGACTCCGCACTGGCACATGATGTTATTCACCAAGCCTGCCATGCGTAAGTCGGTGATCGATATCATGCGCAAATACGCCATGAAAGAAGACGGTGACGAGCGCGGCGCAGCCAAGAACCGCTTTGACTGTAAGCACCTGAACCGAGGCGGTGCTGCTGGCTACATCGCTAAATACATCGCGAAGAATATCGACGGTTACGCACTGGAAGGCGAACGCGACCACGAGACCGGCGAGCTTCTGACGGATTCCGCTGCTGCTGTTACTGCCTGGGCTGCAACATGGCGTATCCCTCAATTCCATCCCATCGGCCTGCCTACTATGGGTTCATACCGTGAGTGCCGCCGCATCCGTTCCATCAGTCTGACTGAAACCTTTGACGAAGAAGTGGAAGCCGTTCGCGCTGCTGCTGATGCCGGTGACTTTATGGCGTACATGACAGCCCAGGGCGGCGCTAATATACCGCGTGACGATCAGACGGTGCGCGTAGCACGTCGCGTTGCCAATGAGCTGAACGCCTACGATGAAGAAGTGAAAAAAGTTGTGGGCATTTTCGCGCCCCACCTCGGCGAATCACATGTATATGAAACGCGCACCACTGAATGGCGCATCGTTGCTTCTGCCGTTGATTCTGAGGTTTTGACCGCAAAAAGCGCCTCCGGCGCGCCTCGGAGTTCTGTCAATAACTGTGGGTTAGGCAGAACGAAACCTACATACAATATCCATGATAGCCAGGCTGGCAGGCCTTATAAAACGCTTACATCAGCCCACCTACAATCTAATGTTGACTCGATACATCGGCAGATACCGATTGTGGCGAGGTTATAACGAATATTAAAGAATCGCATTTCATAAAAATTTCGCTTTTGCCTTTAAAGCACTTACTAACTACACCTAAAAAACTAGTAATTGCAAAGTAGGCACAAAATCAAGTTGCTAACTAACTTAGAGATTGCTAACTTCATTTCATTACGACATGTAAAATTTAATGAATTTTGATAACTAAATTTTATGAGGTAGAGATGAATCGTTTTATAGAGCAACTAAGTAGAAAGGTCGAGATTTCAAAAAGCGACTCTGATTTTGCTTTCTTCTTCAACTTGTTAATTTTTGGTGAAGCTTTAACCAAATTAATAACCTTATCATTAGTATCATCCTTAAAAAAAGATAAGGATAGGCATCAATATAAAATTCTCCATGGCTTAGTAAGAGCAAGTGGTTTAGGTGAATGGTCAAACTCAATTGATGATTTACTCATAGGCACCGCCTCGCAGTACTTACCCGATGAAATGAGAACCCATCAAGCAGAATTTATAAAAAAATCAACATTAGGAGATTGGCAATTCGAAGCTGTCAGTGAACTCCAACTTTCATTAGAGTGCTTTAACTTACCATACGATAAAAATCTAGTAAAAAAAGATCTTAAATCTTGGTTTAAGCATTTCACTGAGCTTAGAAATAAAACTCGCGGGCATGGCGCAACAGTAAGCAACTCAGCATCTAAAGCAGCCATCCATTTAGATAAAAGTATCAATCTAATTATTGATAACCTCTCCTTACTTAAACTCCCTTCCGCATATTTAAAAAGGAATATGAGCGGTAAATTTAGGGTTTCCCCTATATCAACTTTAAATAATGAATTCGAAATATTAAAGAGAACTGACAGCTATCAATATGAAGAAGGTATTTATATTTATGTAGATAAATTATGTAAGATACCCCTAGTTATAAGCGATCCTGATTTACGCGACTTCTATATTGCTAACGGGGGATTCACTAATAGTAGATATGAAATGATTTCATATCTAAGTGATGATAAAATTCATGGTGATTCAAATGAATATTCATCACCCAAAGGACAGTTACCACCAAGTGAGTCTGAAGGTTTAGGTGAGTTAATATCTTATGAGAATTGCTTCTCTAACGTTCCTAGATTATCTTACGAGTACATTAATCGCGATGAATTAGAAGATGAACTATTTACACTTCTTAACGATGAAAGACACATAGCTATAACTTTATTGGGTAGGGGCGGGATTGGTAAAACTTCGCTAGCGTTAAAGGTAATTCCTCGTTTATATGAAAACACAAGATTTGATGCAATAATTTGGTTTAGCTCTAGAGACATAGATCTTTCACCAAATGGTGCTAAAATCGTTAGAGCTGAAGTAATTACAAAAAAAGATATAGCGGACTATTATTCAAAACTATTTAAATCATCTAAACAAATAAAAGAAAAAAGTTTTGATGCTATTACGTACTTTCAAAACCAATTAACTAAAGCAGATGCAGGCTCTACCTTATTTATATTTGATAATTTTGAAACTATCGACAACCCCACTGAAACCTACAAATGGGTTGACACTTATATTAGATCTCCGAATAAGATATTGATAACAACTCGCCTTCGTGATTTCAGAGGCGATTACCCTCTTCATGTTCAAGGAATGAGCAAAGAACAATCGATGAAATTGATAAACCTCACAATTGAGAGTTTAAAAATTGAAGGTGGAATAACAAAAGAAAACAGAGACAAGATTTATACTATTTCTGCTGGTCATCCATACATCATTAAAATACTAATTGGTGATTTAGTAAGAAATAAGATGAAAGGTTCATTGGAACGATTGATTGCTGGCAGTGATGAAGTATTGACTGCATTGTTTGAAAGAACATACTCTATTTTACCACCTTATGCTCAAAGAGTATTTTTAACTTTATCCTCGTGGAATTCCGCAGTACCACGATTAGGGCTAGAAGCTGTTTTGATGTTTTCTTTTGAGGAACCATTAGAGGTCGAGAAGTCAATCGATCTTCTTATTCAATATTCAATGATTGAGGAATTGAAATCAGAAGACGGATACTATTTTCTCCAACTACCTTATGTAGCTTTTTCTTTTGGTAATAAAAAAGTAGGTGTTAGCTCCCAGAAATTTGTTATCTCACAAGACTTATCGTATCTGAGAAGATTCGGAGCAATTAGTTTAGAAGACAAAAATAACTCTTTAAGCAATAACTTCACTCGTTACCTGTCAACCCTGAACCATGATACGGACTTTATAAAAAATCACAAAATAATTCTCGAAAGAATATGTATCACTTTTAATGGTGGTTGGAAATTACTAGCTATGTGGTTACTCGAAGCTAACCTTCATGAGTTTAACCACTTGGCCAAAGATTGCATTACACGGTACATTGAAAATGAAAAATATGAGAAAAATAAATTTCAGGCTTGGAATATATTTTCAAATATTGCTGAAAGACTTAACCAACCCTTCGACCAAATACATGGGCTTACTCAATTATCAGCTTATGATAACATTGGATTTGACGAACTTTCAAACATAACAAATAAGATTAATCATTTGTTTAGTTCAAACGAAATAGAATTGGGTGATCAGGTTAAAAACGAATTACTAATTAAACTCTTTAATGTAATTTATCGTAGAAAAGATGAAGCCGATCCAATATCTTGTTCAAGAATTGCCTGGCTAGCTTTACATCTTAATAAAGAGCAAGAAGCATTAGAACTCGCTAACATTGGTTTAAGTATTGAACCCAACGAAGTACATTGCCAGAGACTTAAAAGAAAACTCATCCGTAAGTAATTTCACACACACGCAGTCGTTGGGTATAAATTCAGCGACTGCGTATTCTTATTTTTATCGAAAGATAATAAAAAGAATATACCTTTAATTTATAAAGTATTTGTCCATTTTATATAATTTATCTTTACCACACTCTAATATGATGCAGTTATCTTTTACTTCACGAAGGCCAAAAAAAACTTTTTCACATGCTCAATCCTTATGCATCTTCAAGTGTGCTTACATGCTCACCACCATCTGCGACTATATCCATGGTGCTTAAAAGCAAAATATGCCCACCGATTTCTTGCATTCGTCAACGTGTAGGAAAATTTGCATGCATTATACGCATGATTTTGCATGCCCCGCAGTAGGATCGAAAAGTACTTGTATGCCCTTCATAGAGGGCTTTGCCGTGTAGTGAGCTATGCATTGAAAACAACCTACTAAGTAAGAAGCGGGCAGGCGGGTAACATTGCGCGCGCCGGGGTGCGGGACTACTCCCCATTGCAATATTCGTCCATGCAATGGGGAAATTAGATTATTTTTCGATATGCGCAGCTATGCTTTTTGCAACTTGCACTGCAACGTCGTCCCAAGCACTTTCAAGAATACCTGTAGCTGAAGTACCGCCGATAGTTGGATCTTTCTTGTGTGAGGAGAATTGTTGATTCCACGTTTTACCGTTCAAGCTAAACGCAGCATTGAATGTAACGGTACCGACATCAATAGCAGGAGTAATGTTGAATATACCCGCTGAATACTCAAAACCGGAACGTGCTTCAAGTACTGTAATTGTCAGATTTTGACCTGATGGTGATATATCTGCATAAGTAGAAATGGCTTCTTCAATGCGAGAGGATAGGGCCACACCAGTTGGTAACCGAGTACGGGAACCACCGCCTACGAAGCCATCTGAACCCTGAATATCGATGCGCTGAGGGAAGTTAACCGGGTTCCAAGAAATTGAGAGTTTCGGTTTTTCCCCTTGGATTTGCACTGATTTCATATCCGAAATAGAAGAGTAAGCCAGGCGGTTATTAAACGGTAAACTAATAGCACACCCAGAGAGGCCTACTGCAATGGCGAGAACGGCAAAAGCTCTTAACAGCGTTTTCATTATAATCCTTTTAAAAAGGTAACTGTGTATAGTCAAATTGGAGGTGAAACTTTAGCGTATGATCTTGATCGAATCGAGGAATATGCATACTAACAAAGTGGATATTTCTCAATAACGAATAGCAGCCTAAAAAAACGACTGTTGGTTATATTGCCTCCATTTGTTAGCGTTATGTTTGCTTCTTACTCCGGCGTAAGTTCGTAAGAGGTAAATCTGATCACATCCTCCCCAAACCATGCATTTAACTCTTTAAAACGTTCTTGTAACGGCGTCAGTTCGTTACGCACAAACACCTGCGACGCCTTCACCGAATCACCAAACCCGCCGCTGTTCTCCGGAATAATGCCCATCATCTGCGGTGGCACGCGGTGCGCGCACAGCAAATCGTTCTGGCTGGCTTTCTTGATATTAAAAAAATCGTCTTTGGTGGCGACTTCACTCAAAGGGATGATTTTTAGACCGTCAGGCTTGCCGTTAGGCGCGTACATAAACCCGTTACGGAAGTTACCCAGACCTTTAGTACTACCCATTGCCTTACGCATGGCATCAACGTCGCTGCTGCTCATCGCTGCATCCGTCATATACAAAATGTATCCGGCGTGTGCGCCGTTCTGATAGTACTTCCGGCGGAACAACGTGGCTGCCTCATTCAACCAGGCGGAATTCAGGGCGCTGAGATATTCCGGCAGGCCGTACAGCTCCTGATTAATATCCGGCTCAATCAGATGAAACACGCTGCCCGTTTCAAACTGGTGCGCCTCTTTCCATTGTTGCACAAACCAGTAAGTATCAGGCTCCACGCCGCGCCGTGCATATTTGGCGGGCACGGTTTTCATCACCACGGCGTCGCCGAGCTGGTTGCGGATCACTTCTAAAAACGCATTCCCGAACACCAGGTAATCCAGAGCGAAGCGGCTGAATTCCTGCTGTGAAAGCAGCGGGTGCGGGACAAAGGTGGAGGCCAGAATATTCCGCTTCACATACAGTGACGAGCTGTGGTGAACCGCAGCGCGCAGCGTGCGAGCCAGTCCGTCAAAGCTGACCGGCGGCTCATACCATTGGCCGTTACCGATGCATTCGATGTAGTCCAGAATTTCACGGCGGTCTAACACCGGTGTCGGGTCGCCAAAGCTGAACGTCATCTCCCCGCCAGTCTGCTGCGCTGTTGCCGTGAGCGTGTTTTGTGCCGTCTTGCGGAATTTTCGCTTAGCCACGTTGATCACCTTTTGGGTGTGAGTGGTTAGTGTGGGCGCCGCCCTGGTATTGCGCACGGAATTCATCCGCTGACGGCTGATGTTTCAGGCGATGCGGCTCGCTGGAATTATCCTTGCCCGTCCAGACGTTTTTTTGTGGGGCGATGTGGGTGGTTTTCATTAGTAAAACTCCAGGATGTTAGGGCTTTGGCCACCGTTCGCGGCGGTCAGTGGTTCGTTAAGCAGTGCATGCATGATTGCCCAGGCGACATCTGCGTGGCTGGCTTCCTCGCTGCGGCTGGCCTCGTAGGTGGAGCGGCTGCCGCTGGCGGTCATGGTTTTGCGGATCGCCATGAATGACGACGTGATGTCTTTGTGGTTGGTGTCGTACTCCAGGCGTCCGGACGTGATGGTGTCCTTTGCTTTCAGCACCATTTTCGTTTTGGTTTCCGGGCTATACCTGATTTCCATCGCGGCGGGGAAGAACTGCCGGACAAGCTGGAAAACACCCTGGCCGATGCCGGTGGCATCAATGCCGATATATTCGACGCAGTACCGTTTCGTTAACGCCTCAATGCTTTTTGCCTGGGCGGCAAAGTCCATACCCTTCCACTGGTGGCGTTCCAGCACGCGGAACTTGCCGCCGTCCACCAGCGGCGGAGCCACGACGGCGCAGCCTGCGCTGTCGCCGGTGTGTGACGGGTCGTAACCAATCCAGACGGCGCGATAACCAAACGGACGCATGGCAAACGGGCTGAAATCCTGCCATTCCTCGGCGCTTTCCACCATGCAGCGCTGCAGCTCGGCGAATGGGAACACCGACGCCTGATCGTCAACGAACTCACACATGAACAGGTTGCGGAAATCCTCGGCGCTGTTCTCCTGTTTCAGCGTGTCGATGTTGAACAGGTTGCAGCCACCGGCTAAAGCGTCCTCAATGGTGACGATTTGCCGCCATTGCCCGTCGCCGCAAAGCTGGCCTTTCGCCAGGGCGTGATGGCTGATATCCAGCTCAATCCTGTCGTTTCGGTCTTCCCGCCCTTTGTTGAACAGCTCACCTGACCAGAACGGGTACGCGCCGTGCGTCAGCGCTGACGGCGTGGAAAAATAGGTGGTGCGCAGATGTTCCTGCGAGGCCATGCCGCTGGCGACCTTGCGCAGCTTCTGGAAGTTGGGGATCCAAAAGATTTCGTCCACGTACAGGTCGCCGTTATGGCTCTGGGCGGTGTTGGAGTTGGTGCCCAAGAAAATCAGCTTTGCGCCGTTGTTGCCGAGCACAATCGGGTCGCCGGTCAGCTCAACACCGGCCAGGCGCGCAAACTGAATGATGTACTCACGAAAGACGTAAGCCTGGGTTTTACTGGCCGACAGAAAAATCTGGTTATGGCCGGTTGCCAGGGCGCGCAGCAGCGCTTCGCGGGCAAAGAAGAACGTCGCGCCAATCTGGCGAGATTTGAGAATGTCACGGATACGGTGCTTAAGCCCTGCGTCATACCACACGCGCTGATACTGGAAGCACTGAGCCAGAAAAATACCCTCCAGTTTTTCCAGCGCTTCATCACTGAAATAGTTCTTAGTCGGCTTCTTACGATCCCCTTTGTTGCGGTTGGCAACGTTGGGATTTAAATCCACCTCATTCCCGCTCTGGCCGTAGCGGTTCACCCTGGCCAGGCGTTCCATTAACCGGCCTAACGCCTCCATCTCCTTGTAATCGGCGTTCCCTTTCACGTCTTTGGTGGTGAGCTGAATCAGGCGCGCTTCCAGGCTGGATTCCACGCGGGAAATCGGCGCAACGTTGTCCCAGGCGTTGCGTGTTTTCCAGCTCTGCACCGTCGGTAACTTTTGGTTCAGCATCTCCGCAATCTGACGCACAGAAAAACCCTGCCAGTAAAGCAGAGCCGCCTGTCGCCGTGGGTCGCTGATAATGTTTGAGTTTGTCATTTTCATGACTGCCACGTTAACGGGCAGCACGCTGATTTTCCTGCTGCCCACGTTGTGCCATCGAGCATCAACCCGCATCGGCTGGCGGTGGTGGGCGTGTGTCTGGAAACTTGGACTCCTCAGAAGCACACACCGACTGGAGTCCGACACATGGCAACAAAAGCAAAGCGCTTTCGTATCTGTACCGAAGGGGCAACCACCGACGGACGCGAAATCACCCGCGAGTGGATTGAACAGATGGCGGCGACCTATGACCCGAAGGTCTACGGCGCACGCATCAACATGGAGCACATCAAGGGCTATTTCCCTGACAGTGCGTTTCGTATGTACGGCGATGTCACCGGCGTCTACGCCGAAGAAGTGGCTGACGGTGCCCTGAAAGGCAAGCTGGCACTGTATGCCGATATCGACCCGACGCCGGATTTAGTGTCGATGGTGAAAGCCCGCCAGAAGGTTTACACCTCCATCGAAGTGAACCCCTCGTTTTCCGACACCGGCAAAGCCTACCTGATCGGCCTGGCCGTGACCGACAGCCCCGCCAGCCTCGGCACCGAGTACCTGCAGTTCAGCGCGAAGGCACAGCAAAACCCGCTGGCAGGCCGTAAGCAAAGTGCGGACAACCTCTTTACCGCCGCCGAAGAAACGGCGTTTGAGTTTGAGGAAGAGAAACCGGCTGCGCCGTCACTGTTCTCCCGTGTGAAACAACTGCTTTCCAGCAAATCCACCTCGGATGATGCCCGCTTTAAAGACGTGCATGACGCCGTGGAAGTGGTGGTGGAACACGTCGAAACCGGCCTGCAAGCCACTGATGAAAAGCTGTCCGCACTGGAAAACACCGTGACACAACGCCTGAACGCGCTGGAACAAACCGCGAAAGATGATCGCGAACAGTTCAGCACGCTCAAAGGCAAGCTGGAAAAATCCGCCCCTCAGAACTACACGCAGCGCCCCGTTTCCAGCGGCGGCGGCAAGGGTGATGCAGCCCATTTCACCGACTGCTAAGTACAACGCTCGCGATTAACCCGATAACCATTTTGGATAAAAACGCATGAAACAAACTACCCGCTTTAAATTTAACGCCTTCCTGTCCCGCATCGCCGAGCTGAACTCGGTGGACACTAGCGACCTGGATAAAAAATTCAGCGTCGAGCCGTCGGTGACGCAAACGCTGATGACCCGCGTGCAGGAATCCTCTGCCTTCCTGCAGATGATTAACATCATTCCGGTGGATGAAATGAAGGGGGAAAAGGTCGGCGTCGGCGTGTCCGGTTCGATTGCCAGCACGGCAGACACCAGCGGCACCGGTGAACGCCAAACGGCTGACTTCAACACCCTGACCGCTGAGGGCTATGAGTGCCGCCAGACGAACTACGATTTCCATTTCCGCTACGCCACGCTGGATTTGTGGGCGCGTTACCAGGATTTCCAGGCGCGTTTACGTGACGCCATCGTGAAACGCCAGGCGCTGGACCGCATCACCATCGGCTTTAACGGCGTTGAGCGTGCGGCGACATCAAACCGCACCAAAAACCCGCTGTTGCAGGACGTGAACGTGGGCTGGCTGCAAAAGTACCGCAACAATGCGCCGGAGCGCGTGATGAGCAAAATTCTCGGTGAGGATGACGCCGTGATTTCCGAGACCGTCCGCGTCGGTGCAGGCGGTGACTTTGAGAACCTGGACGCGCTGGTGATGGATGCCACCAACAACATGGTTGACCCGATTTATCAGGACGATACCGGCCTGGTGGTGATCTGCGGTCGTCAGTTGCTGGCAGACAAGTATTTCCCGCTGGTGAACAAGGCGCAGGAGAACTCGGAAAGCCTGGCAGCGGATATGATTATCAGCCAGAAGCGCATCGGTAATTTACCGGCGGTGCGCGTGCCGGGCTTCCCTGCCAATGCGTTCATGATCACCCGCCTGGATAACCTGTCCATCTACTGGATGGACGGCTCACACCGCCGTCACATTGAGGAAGTGCCAAAGCGTGACCGCATCGAAAACTACGAATCCATCAATGAGGATTTTGTGGTGGAAGACTATCGCGGCGGCTGCCTGGTTGAAAACATCCAGCTCGGCACCTTCAAAGCTGCCGCGCCTGAATCAGCGGAATAAAGGGGGACGTCATGATTAGCCCTTGCCGCCGTCACATGTTGCGACAGTCAGCCATTATCGCCGCACAGCAGGCCGCCGGTCAGTTGACTCACGCCACCGGCTACGAACTGCAAATGCAAAAGCTCAATGCGGATAAGCAGGTACTGCATAAGCTCCAGTCCTTCCAGGCGAAAGCGGAGCTGAAACGCAAGCTGCTGCCGGAGTACGCCCCGTGGGTGTCGGGCGCACTCGCCGAAGGGAACGGCGCGCAGGATGCCATCCTGATGACCGTCATGATCTGGCGGATTGACGCCGGTGATATCGCCGGTGCGCTGAACATTGCCCGCTACGCCTTTAAACACCGGCTCGCGATGCCGTTTGGCACCCGCACGGCGGGCTGTGCCTTCACGGAGGAAGTGATCGACCAGACCGCCCGTGCCCGCGCCGCCGGTGAAGCGGTCAGCATTGAGCTGATGCTGGAGGTGCTGGAGCTGACTGACGGCGAAGATATGCCCGATAAAGTGCGTGCGCAGTTGCACAAGATTATCGGCTATCTCTACCGCGACGGCGGCAAGGACACGTTAGCCCTGGAGCGTCTGAAAAGTGCCCTCATTCTCGACGGCAAATCAGGCGTAAAAAAAGACATTGAGCGCCTGGAGTCTGCCATTAAAAAGGCATCCGGCCGCTAAAAAGCATGCGCCCCGCGCAGGGCGGCACGCCAGCCGAGACCGATCTTTGACCGCGCTCAAGGCTGGCGTCCACCGCCCCCCATTCAGAGGTCATTATGTCTCTTGTTGTACCTGCACCGAAACCGGACGCCGCGACGGAACCCGCGATTAAAAATACCCACTTTTGGCCTGATGTGGATCCGGCTGAGCTGCGCGACACGCTGCGCCTGGAGGGCACCGTCACGGCGAAACGTCTGAGAGCTGCCGCGAAGTTTGCCATGACCGAAGTGAACGCCGAGCTGTTCAGCTTTCGTGATGCGCAGATTGCCCAGGGATTTACATGCCTGGCGGATGTCCCTGCCGATCAGATTGATGACGAAAGCGTGAAGGTCTGCGCCTATCAGCGCGCCGTGGCGTCCATTGCCGCCGCGTTTCTGGCCGAGCGTTACCCGAATAACGACACCACCGGCGCGGGCAGCCAAAAGGCCGCGATCGTGGAAAGCACGGTGGATGATTTATGGCGTGACGGGCGCAACGCGATCAGCGACGTCGCTGGTGTGTCGCACTGCATCATCGGGCTGCTCTGATGAAAGTCACTGCCGAACAGGGCGACACCGTGGATTCACTTTGCTGGCGGTACTACGGGCGCACGGGATCGGTCGTTGAACACGTTTACGCGGCTAACGTGGGGTTAGCCGCACAGGGGGCAATTCTGCCCCATGGCTACGCGGTGGAGCTGCCGGACATCACCCTGGCCGCAGTCAGTGAAACCGTCTCACTTTGGGACTGATGACCATGGAGCGCATCACCTCGTTTATCTGTTACTGCGTCGCGGCCTTTCTTGCCTGGCTCGGCGCAATGTCACCGCAGGATATTGCCTTTTTAGTCGGTGCCGCCGTCGGCGTCGCGACCTTCCTGGTGAACTGGTACTACCGGCGCAAAACCTACCGCCTGCTCAAACAGATGGGCATCAGGGGGGACATTAATGCCGCCATCAATCGTTAGGCGCTGCGCCGTCGCCGCCGTTCTGGCGATTGCCGCGCTGCTGCCGCAAACGCCCACGTTGAAAACCTCCGCCGCCGGTCTGGCACTGATTGCCGATTTTGAAGGCTGCCGCCTGTCTGCCTATCAGTGCAGCGCGGGCGTCTGGACAAACGGCATCGGGCACACCGCAGGCGTGAAGCCGCAAACGCACATCAGCGAACGTCAGGCCGCCGTGAATCTGGTGGAAGACGTGATGCGGGTGGAGAAAGGCATTGCACGCTGTATGCAGGTTGCCATGCCGCAGCCGGTGTACGACGCCGTGGTGTCCTTTGCCTTTAACGTCGGCGTGGCGGCGGCGTGTCAATCCACGCTGGCATTTTTTATCAGCAAGGGAAAATGGCGGGACGCCTGCGAACAGTTGCCGCGCTGGGTGTTTGTGAAGGGCGAGCGCGTCACCGGCCTGGAGCGCCGCCGCGCGAATGAGCTGGCCTACTGCCTGCGGGGTGTCTGATGCGCATTGTGATTATTTTATTGCTGACCGCCTGTGCGCTGGCGGGGCTGCAAACCTGGCGTATCGGCGGCCTGCATGATGAAGCCGACCAGGCGCAGCGCATTATCGGCACACTGTCAGCCGGTATTGAAAGCCGCGACAACGCCATTCAGCGCCTGAGCGATGAGGCACTGATGCGCGAACGCCAGGAACAAAGCCTGCGCACCCAGCTCGCACGGGCGGGTGAGGAGGCACGCGTCCGTGAAGTCCACATTCAAAGGTTACTCAATGAAAATCAGGAAATGCGCGACTGGTATAGCGCTCGTCTGCCTGACGGCATTGGCCGGATGCACCAACGCCCCGCCTTTGCCAGCGCCGCAGATTATTTACGTTGGCTGTCCGGCGGTCACGAGTTGCCCGATACCGGCAAGCGCACCGGCCACTAACGGCGATTTAAGCAGTGACGTCAGAAACCTGGAGGCCGCGCTGACCGCCTGCGGCCTCCAGATGGAAGCGGTCAAACAATGCCAGGAGGAACACCGTGTTAAAACCCGCTCAACTGCGAAAAGCGTTAACTGATGCGGTGCCGGTGCTGCAAACCAGCCCCGACACCCTGCGGATGTTTGTGGATAACGGGCGCATCGTTTCCACGTTAGCCAGCTCGCTGTCGTTTGAATATCAGTATCAGATGGAGCTGCTTATCACCAACTTTGCCGAGGACTGCGATCTGATCATTGTGCCCATTCTGGCATGGCTGCGTGAGAACCAGCCGGACATCATGGCGACACCGGAAAAGCAGCAGACCGGCTTTAAATTTAAGGCCGATATGCTGGATGATGGTTCCTACGATATCGCGATTGACGTGCAGCTCACCGAGCGCGTGGTCGTCAAACAGATTGATGCCGGTCTGTATGTGGAGCACTTTCCTGAACCGCCCCTGCCGGAGCCGGTAGAAAGGCCGCGTGAACTGTACCTGCACGGCGAGTTAGTGAGTCAGTGGCATGAGTGAGTTGTCAGCGTTTGATACCCGCCTGGCGGGGCTGATTGAGGCGCTGTCGCCACAAAGCCGGAAGGCGATGGCGGCGACCATTGCGAAGCGTCTGCGCAAACATCAGCAGCAGCGCATTAAACAGCAGGTCACGCCGGAGGGGCAGCCGTTCACACCGCGACGTCCGCAGCCTTTGCGGGCAAAGAAAGGCCGTATTAAGCGGGAAATGTTCGCCAAACTGCGCACGGCCAAATACATGAAGGCCAAGGGCACCGCTGATGACGCAGTGGTGGAATTCACCGGACAGGTTCAGCGCATGGCGAAGGTGCATCAGTACGGGCTGCGGGATCGTCCGTCTGTCCGTGCAAAAGAAATGCAGTATCCGGCGCGCCCGCTGTTAGGGCTGGATGCGGAAGATATGAAGATTGTGGAAGATGAATTGCTAATACTTCTTAGCTCAGGCTTCTCCTGACATAACTGCGGCACAGAGCTAAACCTAATCTGACAGGCAGCTTTGTGCCCAGGCTGTGTGAAAACTCAGGTCAAGAACTGAAGTGTGTGAAGCTATGCGAAATCTGAAACATAATGGCCGGATAGTAATGCCAAATTTTACGTAAGGACACGGTTCAAGATTTATTCTTTACCATAGGCTACATACCTAAAGCGTTTTCACACAGCCTGTGCCAGTAGCAGACATCATTACAAGTATGTCAAAATAGGTCTTCAAGGCCATCCATTTTTAGTTGAATTTAGTATCACTTAAGATGGTATTACCTTTACTATAAGCATGCCATGTTCTTATTTAGCCTTGCAATTACAACCACAAGATCTGACAAGTTTTATAATCAACTATTCATATGGAAGACCGTTTGATGATACATGATAATTTTATTGACTATGTTGTATTATTTGGTTTGGCTGGCGTGTTGATAGCTATGTCAGTGCTTTTTATTTCATCCATACTATATTATTGTATTACTCACAACAAAGGCACACTCCAATATGTCATTAAGACAGTTGCCATTGGCCTCATAACTATACCTGTCGCAATAATACTCATATTAGTACTCGCTCACTATGTAATCTGGCAAAAGGTTATTTTAACGGCATGGCATTGTATATTTCCTCCTCATAAAAAAACAACTATTAACGAAATTGCTGATATTGAATCAGCAGAGGTCATAGTTCACCTTGTTCATGGCACATTCGAGCCGAATGCACCGTGGACGCAATCAGACTCAGAAATGTGCAAATCAATTAAAAAAAGAAATCCAAAAGTACAACTATCTAGATTTATCTGGGATGGGAAAAACACAGTATCCTCTCGTAAACATGCAGCTCATCAATTAGGGGAACATATTTACAACTCACCTGCAAAAAATAACTACATTGTCGCTCACAGCCATGGCGCAGCCATTGTGAGAGAAATGTCTTACTTGCGACCTGACATTGCCAAAAAAGTTCAAGGAGTTTGCCTTTTATCACCACCATTCATTTTCCGCCGAAAGATAACAAGAACTTCAGGCTCGTTATTGAATCTTATTAATATTAGTGGTGCCTTGGCTATTCAGTTTTTTCTGGCAGTGTTGTTAGTGCCCTTTGAATTATACAACCTCAATTTAGCAGCACTGATTTTCTTTATTTCAATATTCTTTGAAATAAAAATATCCAAAAAATATAAAAATGATTTTTTAAGAGAAGTAGACAATGAAAAAGAGCAGGAAGCAGTTGACTTTAGAAATGTTGAGATTTTTCACGCTATTGGTGATGAAGCGGATTCGGGGCTTAGGTTTGTAAGTTCACTTCATGAATGGTGTTTTTCTATATTCTCTCAACTTAAAAAAGGTCAAGTGAAACGTAGTGGGTTAATACATTGGTCAGCTATTTTAAGTTATCTCTTTTATATTTTCGCTAGTATTAATATATTGGTTTTTTATCCTCAGGAAAAGTATTTTATCTATGTATTTATGGTGAGTTTTATATTAACTGTTATTTCTCATATTTATCAATGGGTGAAACCATCAAAAGACACCCCCCATGTTTTACTTATTGCTGCAATCCCAGTTGCAATATTTTCATTTTGGCTGGCCTTAGCCAAGGCAATAGCTTATGGTGATTTACGATTAATTTTTTGTCCGGAAGTTTTTGTTGCAACATCTGAAACCCCAGTTGGCGGGGGGCATAATGTCATAAAATTCGCTCCACAAAGTGATGGCATGTTAATACATTCAACGCATTCACATCCGCAGGCTATAATGAACGTAGCAGAATGGTTGAGTTGCAGCGAACATGGTAGGAGAACAAGATAGCCATGACCCCATCCATATCATAATAAATTAACAACACACTCCCCAACTAAGTCTACAGGGGAGTGTCAATATTGAAAATAATAAATCCTTCGCCATGAGATAGTTTTTACTGGCAAGAATAAACTTACTTCTAAATAATTAGATGTAATCATAAAAAATTGAGTATCTAAATCACGTAGTGAAATAAATCGATTTCAATGACTCTCAATTACGAGCATACCTGTTCAGTTCCAACGCCCCCTTCTTTAAGGATAGCGTTGCATCGGCCCGTTGAACTCACAGCTCAAACCAGACTGATGTTCTACCTACGAGATGTGTCAGCTCAAGTTTGAGCGAATACTCCTCAGTCAGTCAGTGATCCCCACGTTGTGCCACACGTCATCAACCCGCCTCAAATTGTATGCCGCCTGACAGGGCGGCATTCTTTCATCCATGAATACATCCATCCCAAACAACGACATCCCGCGCCTACTGCGCAATCTGATCCGCATTGGCACCGTTGCCGAGGTGGATTTAGAGGCAGCAACTTGTCGCGTCAATACCGGCGGCAACGTCACCGACTGGCTGCACTGGCTGACCTCCCGTGCAGGGCGCTCGCGTTCCTGGTGGGCACCGTCCATCGGTGAACAGGTTCTGCTGTTCTGTCTGGGCGGTGAGCTGGATACCGCCTTCGTGATGCCCGGCATTTTCTCGGATGAATTTCCTGCGCCTTCTGCATCAGCCGATGCGCTGCATGTGTCATTCCCTGACGGCGCGGTGATCGAGTACGAACCAAAAACCGGCGCGCTGCTGGCTACCGGCATCAAGTCTGCCACGGTAAACGCGTCGGAAAAAGTCGCTGTGACTGCACCGGATATCACCTGCACGGCAAAAACGCGCATCACGCTCGACACGCCGGAAGTGGTCTGCACCAAGAAGCTCACCACGGGCAGTCTGGAGGTGAAACAGGGCGGCACCCTAACCGGGAACCTCACCCATTCCGGCGGCAGCCTCACGTCAAACGGCGTGGTTGTGCATAACCATAAACACGGCGGCGTCCAGACGGGCGGCGGTCAGACGCAGGTGCCTTCATGACTCACGCGAAATACATCGGTCTGGCTCGCGACACGGGGCGCAGCGTCGAAGACCTGGCGCACATTCAGCAGTCGGTCAGCGATATTCTGCGCACGCCCGTCGGTTCCCGCGTCATGCGCCGTGACTATGGTTCACTGCTATCGATACTGACTGACCGCCCGCAGAATGCGGCGCTGCGCCTGCAAATCATGGCGGCCTGTTACAGCGCGATTTTGAAATGGGAGCCACGCGTCAGCCTGACCGGCATCACCTTTGACACGACGTTTGACGGGAAAGCGGTGGTGGAGCTCACCGGCACCCGCAAAGACACGTCCGCCGCCATTTCCTTAACCCTTCCTGTGAGCTGAATGATGGCAACGATTGATCTCAGCCAGTTACCCGCCCCCGACGTGGTGGAGGTGCTGGATTACGAAATCCTGCTGGCGGAGCGCAAAGCCACGCTGGTCTCCTTGTACCCCGAAGACCAGCAGGCCGCCATCGCCCGCACGCTGACCCTGGAGTCTGAACCCATTGTGAAGCTGCTGGAGGAGAACGCTTACCGCGAAGTGATCCTGCGTCAGCGGGTTAACGAGGCGGCGCAGGCGGTGATGCTGGCCTACGCCACCGGCACAGACCTGGACAATATCGCCGCCACGTTCAGCGTGGCGCGCCTGACCATCACCCCTGCGGATACGGTCAGCGTGCCTGCTGTCGCGGCAGTGATGGAAAGCGATGCGGATTTGCGTATCCGCGCGCAGCAGGCGTTTGAAGGGCTGAGCGTGGCGGGTCCGGTCGGTTCCTATGAGTATCACGGGCGCTCTGCTGACGGGCGGGTGGCGGATATTTCGGTGATCAGTCCGTCGCCCGCCTGCGTGACGATTTCCGTGCTGGCACAGACCGGCAACGGCACCGCCCCCGCTGACCTGCTGGCGGTAGTTCAGGCCGCGCTCAACGATGAAAACGTGCGCCCCGTGGCCGACCGCGTGACCGTCCAGTCCGCCACCGTGGTCAGTTACACCATTGACGCCGTGCTGTATCTGTTTCCGGGTCCGGAAGCTGAACCTATCCGCGAAGCTGCCGAAGCCAAGCTTATCGCTTACACCACCGCGCAGCACCGGTTAGGCCGCGACATCCGGCTGTCCGCCATTTATGCCGCGCTGCACGTTGAAGGTGTGCAACGGGTAGAGCTGAAAAGCCCCGCCGCTGACATCGAGCTGGATAAAACGCAGGCGTCATTCTGCACCGCGTACACCCTGAAAGTGGGCGGCTACGATGAGTGATCGCCTGCTGCCCGTCGGTTCCTCGGCTCTTGAGGTTGCCGCCGCCGAGGCCTGCGCCGCGCTTGAAAACGTGCCGGTGCCGCTGCGGCAGCTTTGGGATCCGCTGACCTGTCCGGCGAAGTTTTTGCCTTACCTGGCGTGGGCGCTGTCGGTTGACCGCTGGGATGAAAACTGGCCTGTCGTCACCAAGCGCCGCGTCATTCAATCCGCCTGGTTCATTCACTGCCATAAGGGAACTATCGGTGCCATCCGGCGCGTGGTGGAGCCGCTCGGCTACCTGATTAACGTGACCGAGTGGTGGGAAACCAATGACGAACCCGGCACGTTTCGCCTGGATATCGGCGTGCTGGAAACCGGCATCACCGAGGAAATGTATTTAGAAATGGAAAGGCTGATAGCTGATGCCAAACCGGCCAGCCGTCATCTGATTGGCCTGACCATCACCCAGGATATTAAAGGCGACGTTTACACCGGCGCGGCGCACTACCTGGGCGAACTGCTGACCGTTTACCCCGCATAAGAGGACGTTATGAGCACATTTAAATCCGTTGTCACCACGCTTGGACAGTCGCGCATTGCGGCCGCCATTGCGGCGGGAACTGACATCAACATTACGCAGCTTGCCGTCGGTGACGGCAACGGCAAGGCGACCACGCCGGTTGCCACGCAGACTAAGCTGGTTAAAGAGGTGTACCGCACGCCGCTCAACTCCTTAAAGCTGGATCCGACTCATGGCAACTGGGTCATTGCTGAGGCGGTGATTTCTGCGAGCGTCGGCGGCTTCTGGATGCGTGAAATGGGTCTGTTTGCCGACGACGGCACGCTGATTGCCGTCTGCAATATGGCGGACACGTACAAACCGACCCTGGCGGAAGGTTCAGGGCGCACGCAAACGTTGCGTATGGTGATTGCCGTCAGTAACACCGAGGCCATTAGCCTGCTGATCGACGACTCGGTGATTATGGCCACCGAGCAGTATGTGAATGACCTGCTGGCCGCACATGAAAAATCCCGCAACCACCCCGACGGCACGCTGACGGCAAAAGGTTTTGTTCAGCTTAACAGCGCGGTCAGCAGTACCAGTGAGGCGCTGGCCGCCACGCCCAAAGCGGTCAAGGCCGCCAACGACAATGCCAACACCCGCGTACCGTCCACCCGCAAGGTGAACAATAAAGCGCTGAGCGCTGACATTACCCTGGCGGCGGCAGACGTGGGGGCGTTACCCGTCATTACTGGTGTTCTCGGCACCGCGAATATCAACACGTTTAATCTGGCAAACATCGGGGTTTACGTGCAGAGCACCGGCGCGAATGCCACGGTCGCCAATGGCTACCCACCAGGCGCACAAGCCGCGGGCGTGCTGGAGGTTATCCCCGCGTCCTGGACGGGCGGCGTGCTGCAGCGTTACACCGTGCAAAACACCGGCATGGTGTGGACGCGTGCGCTGAATGCGTCCTGGAATGGCACAGATGGACCCTGGCGTGACTGGGTGCAGGCCAGCGCGGTGAATTCCGTCGCGGTGCCGTCGGCCATCCTGACCACCACGGATATTAATACCCTGGGCTTTGCCAGCGGAGTCGGAAGCGCCGTCCTGTACGCGCAGCCTAAAAATGCCAACGCCACGGCGGCGCTGCACTATCCGCAAGGCATCGCAGGCACGCTGTATGTCACACCGAGCGCCTACGGCTGTCAGCAGATGTACGTTACGTTCACCGGCAATATCTGGAATCGCGGGTTGTCCGCTGACTGGAACGGCGTCGATGGTCCCTGGAAAGAGTGGGTGCCAACGTACAGCGCGAATAACAAACCCACCGCCGCCGACGTGGGCGCGTGGACGGCCGCGCAAAGCGCCGCCAGTGAAAAGGCGCTGGCGGATGAAATGGCGACGGCGTTTAAAATCCGCACGAACCTAACCGCGACAGACTCGCCCAACGCGCTGCATGGTACGGCCATGTTCGGGCATTACGGCGTGCCCGGTGCCGCCGCCGCGACCACGGACAAAGGCTATCCGATGAACGGTTTTGTCGGCGTGATTTTCGTGACCTGGGGGCCGAATGCGACGCAGCAGATTGCCTTTAACAACAACGGACGACAGTTTACGCGGGGCGCTACCGGAGCGTGGAACGGCGTCGATGGTCCCTGGACGGCCTGGAATGAAATTTACTGCCAGGCGAACAAACCGACACCGGCAGACGTCGGCGCATTACCGGCGGGCGGCACAGCCGTCGCGGCGACCAAACTCGCGACTGCCCGCAAAATTGCCGGTGTGGCGTTTGATGGCACGCAGGATATCAATCTTAGCGCGGCAAACGTGGGTGCACTTCCTGCAAATGGCACAGCCGTTGCCGCGACCAAACTCGCCACCGCCCGCAAGATTGCCGGTGTGGCGTTTGATGGCACGCAGGATATCGGGCTGAATGCGGATGATGTGGGCGCATTTCCCCGCGTGGGCGGTGATGTTAACGGTCGCGTCACGGCGAATTATCTCCGGGCGATAACCATCCCGCACCCTGGCGACGGGCAAGGGACCTATTTAGGCTGGAACGAAAGCGGCGGCCAGGGCGAATCCGACTTTGTGAACAACCGGGGCGGCGGCGTGGGGGGCTTTCTTTTCCGCACCGTTAATCAGGCGAATTCCGTACAAACGGGCTTTGTCAGATTTACCGGCACCGGTGACCTGGCGACACAGGGGAGTATTTCCGCCGAAGGTGGCGGGATTTATGAGATGGGGCAGCGCGTTTTCAGCCCCAATAACCGGCAGCCGGTCAATACCAACACCGCCAATCTCGGCGGCGGCTGGTGGCGCTGCGGTGACACAGGAATGATTAAGCAGTGGGGCGTCGTCAACAAAGGGAGTCGAGGCTGGTCAACGGTGAATTTTCCCATTCCCTTCCCGAGCGCCTGCGTCAACGTTCAGGTGACCGCCATCAATGGCGGCGGCGGGACGTTCAACGACAACTTTGGTACGGCGCAAATTATTAATAATATCGGTTTCACCTGCGGCCAGGACAGTGGCGGCAGTTACTGGGAAGCCACCGGCTGGTAAGGGAAAATTATGAGCAACTATTACAGCGCAGTCACCTCAAGTCTTTATGTTTACAGCCCGCTCACCAACGGCTTTTATCCGCGTGCGTTGCGGGACGTGTACGACGATGCCGGAAGCTGGCCGGATGATGGCATTGCGGTCAGCGATGTTGTTTACCGTGAATATCAAACCCTTCCGCCACCAGAGGGGAAAATGCGGGTTGCGGGCACTGACGGTCTGCCCGCCTGGGGGGATATTCCGCCGCCGACGGTTGAAGAACGCAAGGCCGAAGCCGTCACGGCCTTGTCCTCGCTGATGGCAAAGGCAAACGCGACTATTGCGCCTTTGCAAGATGCCGTCGATATTGACGATGCCACGGAGGCGGAACGGGCAAGCCTGACCGCCTGGAAAAAATACCGCGTCGCGCTTAACCGGCTGGATTTGTCTGCCGCACCGGATATTCCCTGGCCTGAAATCCCCGCTTAACCGAAGCCCCGAAGAGGGGCTTTGTTTTTTCTCTTCCCCGTTGTGCCATTCCCTACACACCCCGCCCGCCGTGCCTGCGCCGATACAACCAGCGATGATTGACCTCACCCCAATCACAGGAAAAACACCATGGCTGATTATCATCACGGTGTGCGCGTTGTTGAAATCAATGACGGCACCCGCGTTATCTCCACCGTTTCCACCGCCATCATCGGGATGGTCTGCACCGGCGAAGATGCGGACGCTGCCACGTTCCCGCTGGATACGCCGGTACTCATTACCAACGTACTCACCGCCGCCGGTAAGGCCGGTAAAACCGGCACGCTGCGCGCCTCGCTGATGGCGATCGCCAACCAGGCTAAACCCGTTGTCGTTGTCGTGCGCGTGGCAGAAGGTGACACCGAAGCGGAAACCACCTCCAACATCATCGGTGGGTCAGACGAAACCGGCATGTATACCGGTATGAAAGCCCTGCTGTCCGCGCAGACTGAACTCGGCGTAAAGCCGCGCATTCTCGGCGTGCCGGGTCTGGATAACCAGGAGGTTGCGACCGCGCTTGCCGCCGTCTGTCAGCAATTGCGTGCATTCGGCTACGTCAGCGCATACGGCTGTAAAACCGTCTCTGATGCCATCAAGTACCGCGACAATTTCAGCCAGCGTGAGCTGATGGTGGTCTGGCCGGATTTTGTATCCTGGAACACCACCACCAACGCCAGCGACATCGCCCCTGCAACGGCTTATGCCCTCGGCCTGCGTGCCAAAATCGATGCGGAAACCGGCTGGCATAAAACACTCTCTAACGTCGGGATCAACGGCGTCACCGGCCTGTCTGCCAGCGTGTACTGGGATTTGCAGACCCCCGGCACCGATGCTGACCTGCTGAACCAGGCGTGCGTGACCACGCTTATCCGCAAAGACGGCTTTAAGTTCTGGGGGCAGCGCACCTGCTCAGATGATCCGCTGTTCCTGTTTGAGAACTACACCCGCACCGCGCAGGTGCTGGCGGACACCCTGGCAGAAGCACACCTGTGGGCGATGGACAGGCCAATGACCCCGACGCTTATCAAGGACATGATTGCGGGCATTAACGCCAAGCTGCGCGAAATGAAAACCGCCGGTCTGATCATTGATGGCAACTGCTGGTATGACCCCGACGCGAACACCGTCGACACCCTGAAAGCAGGCAAGTTGTTTATTGATTACGACTATACGCCGGTGCCGCCGCTGGAAGATTTAACCCTGCGTCAGCGCATCACCGATCAGTACCTGGCGACGTTCGCCACCTCCGTTAACAGCTAAGAGGCGCTAAAACATGGCACTGCCTAAGAAACTGAAATACCTGAACCTGTTTAACGACGGGAACAGCTACCTCGGCACGGTTAGCGCGCTGACGCTGCCGAAACTGACCCGCAAGCTGGAGAACTATCGCGGCGGCGGCATGACCGGTTCCGCCGCCATTGATTTCGGTCTGGATGACGACGCGCTGACCTTTGAGTGGACGGTGGGCGGACTGGATGAACTGGTGTTGCAGCAGTGGGGCGCGGTGGATGCCGTGCCGCTGCGCTTTGCCGGTTCCTTCCAGCGCGACGACACCGGCAACACCTCCGCCGTGGAAGTCACGATGCGCGGACGTCATAAAGAGATGGATTTCGGCGAGTACAAGCAGGGTGAAGACACCGAAACCAAAATCACTACCCAATGCACCTATTTCAAACTCACGATTGACGGCAAAGACGTGATTGAAGTCGATACCGTGAACATGGTGGAAATCGTCGGCGGCGTTGACCGCGTGGCACAGCACCGCAAAAACATCGGCCTGTAACCCGTAACCCGCGCCGGACAACGGCGCGAAACCTCCCCTTTGAAGAAGAGACACCGCTATGTCAGAACACAATGAAAACATCGTTATCCTGGAAGAACCGATCAAGCGCGGCGACACCGAAATCAGCCAGGTTGAAATCATTAAGCCGAACGCCGGACACCTGCGCGGGATTGGCCTCGCCTCCCTGGCGAACGCCGACGTTGACGCGCTGACCGTCATTCTGCCGCGCATCACCCTCCCGAACCTGACGACGCAGGAGTGCAAAAGCCTGAACCTGCCCGACCTGATTGCGCTGGCGGGCAAGGTGATCGGTTTTTTGTCGCCGAAATCGGAACTGTAAAATTTCCCCCATACCTGCAAGTCGATGATCTGATGGCGGACATCGCGGTGATTTTTCACTGGCCGCCGTCAGAACTGTATCTGATGACCCTGACCGAGCTGCTGGTGTGGCGTCATAAGGCCATGCAGCGCAGCGGAGCCGACAGTGAGTAATTTAAAATTAGAGGTGCTGTTAAAGGCGGTAGACCAGGCGACCCGCCCGTTTAAAGCCGTTCAAAATGCCAGCAAATCCCTGTCTAACGATATTCTCGGATCACAAGCCACCCTCAAAGACCTGAACGCCCAGGCCGGAAAGATTGAGGGATTCAGGAAATCCAGCGCCCAGATGGCCGTCACCAGCCAGAAGCTGAAAGACGCCAAAGCCGAGGCGGCGGCGCTGGCGATCCAGTTCAGGAACACCGCCAACCCGACCCGTGCGCAGACGAAGGCTATGGAATCAGCGAAGCGCACCGCCGCGCAGTTGCAGACCAAATTCAACGGCCTGCGGCAGTCTGTGCAGCGTCAGCGCGCCGAACTGTCCGAGGCCGGGATCAGCACGCGCAACCTGTCCGAGTCTGAGCGCCGACTGAAAGCCTCCATCAGCCAAACCACCGCCCAGCTCAACCAGCAGAGGGAGTCTCTGGCACGCGTCAGCGCGCAGCAGGCAAGGCTAAACGCGGTCAGCGCCCGTTATGAGCGCGGCAAGGCGGTGGCGGCAGGCGTGCGCAACGGCGGCGCGGCCGCGCTTGGCGTGGGGACGGCGGCCCTGTATGCCGGTAGTCGGTTAATGGCACCCGAAGTTCAAAGTCAGCACAGCGGCGCGCTGATTGCCGCGCGTCAGGGTGAAGACTCTGCGAAGGGGGGCGATTACACCCAGGTTATTCAGCGCATTAACAGTTCGGGCGTCAGTGAAGATATTGAAAAAATCACCGAAGCCGTGTCTGCGGTTCGCAGCACCCTGGGCACAATGGGGGATGTAGGCTCCGCAGAGTTGGAGCGCATCACCCGTAAGGCGCTGGATATGCAAACGGCCTTTGGCAGTGAAACCGCTGAAAGCATCCAGATAGCCGCCATCATGATGAAAAACGGGCTTGCGGGCAGCAGTGACGAGGCGCTGGATCTGATCACCGCCGGGATGCAGCGCGTCTCTGCACAAATGCGCGGAGAGATGCCGGAAATCCTGCATGAATATTCTACGCACTTTCGCAACCTCGGATTTAGCGGCGCTGAGGCGATGTCTCTGCTGATAGATATGTCGAAACAGGGGAAGTTCGCCCTTGATAAAACCGGCGATGCGATTAAAGAGTTCAGCATTCGCGGCTCTGACATGTCAAAAGCCAGCGTGTCGGCTTATGAAGAAATCGGGCTGAATGCCGGAAAAATGTCACGGGCAATCGCGAAAGGCGGCGCCGGGGCGCGGACGGCGATGCAAAAAACGGCCAAAGGGTTGTTATCCATCAAAGACCCGGCGGCGCGGGCAAATGCGGCCATCGCGCTGTTTGGGACGCCGATTGAGGATTTATCGATTGACCAAATCCCCGCATTTCTTGGCGCGCTGGCGGGGGCTAAGGATCAGCTCGGGGATGTCAGCGGTGCCGCTCTGAAAATGGGGGACACGTTGCGGGATAATTTATCCGGTGATGTTGCGCGTCTGCAAGGCAGCTTTGCCCGGCTGCGCTTTACCGCGTTTAAAGAAATGGATGAACAGTTGCGCAAACTCACGCAAACCGCCACCGGTTGGCTGGATAAACTCAACGCCTGGGTAAGCGCTAACCCTAAGCTCGCGACAAATCTGGTGACTATCGCTGGGGGTGTTTCGGGTTTGGTTGCTGTGCTGGGTGCCATCGGGTTAGTCGCCTGGCCTGTCATGACGGGGATTAATGCACTGATCGCCGGTGCGGGATTCTTGAGTGCGGGTTTCAGTATCGCGGGCAGTGCCATTGTTGCCGCCATCGGCGCGATAACCTGGCCGGTGATCGCCGTCGGTGTGGCAATCGTCGCCGCAGCGTTGCTTATTCGTAAGTACTGGGAGCCGATCAGCGCCTTCTTTGCGGGCGTGATTGAAGGGCTGGGCATTGCGTTCGCGCCGGTGAAAGAACTGTTTGCGCCGCTTAGGCCGGTTTTTGACTGGCTCGGCGACAAATTAAAAATGGTCTGGCAGTGGTTCAAAGACCTTATTCAGCCGGTGAAATCCACGCAGGAAACGCTGAACAACTGCAAGGACACCGGCGTGATGTTCGGACAGGCCATTGCCAACGCGCTGACCGCGCCGTTACAGGCATTCAATAAGCTGCGTCAGGGCGTGGACTGGCTGCTGGAGAAGCTCGGCATCATTAAAGATGAATCGGCGGACATTGATAAAAACGCCGCGAAAGCGGACGGGCGTTCACCGTCCGGCGGGAATGCGCCTGTTGAGAATAATCCCCTGGGTAATCCTAATCCCTTTGCGCCCCCGGTGGATGTTCTCATGGGTGGCAACTATGCCCCCGTGTCAGCGGGTGGTGGGCGCAGCTATGTCGATCGGAGTACGCACCATTATCAGATTGCCGCCGGTGCCGGTTTGGGTGGGCAAGACACCAGCCGCCAAATCCGCGCAGAACTGGAGGCGCGCGATCGTGCGCGCGCTGCGCAACAACGTTCCCGCATGGATAACGATTAAGGAGATATCCGCATGATGTTAACGCTCGGTTTTTTTGTGTTTCAGTTGCAGACCGTCCCTTATCAAAGTTTGCAGCGCGATGTCGATTACCGCTGGCCTGCAAACAACCGCGTCGGCCTGCGTCCGTTGCCGCAGTTTCTCGGCGTGAATGAGGAGAAAATTACCCTGTCCGGCGTGCTGATGCCGGAAATCACCGGCGGAAAGTTGTCGTTGTTGGCACTGAACCTGATGGCCGATGAAGGCAAGGCGTGGCCTCTGCTGGAGGGCAGCGGCACGATTTACGGGATGTTCGTGGTGAACAGCGTCAGCGAAACCCACACGGAATTTTTCTCCAACGGCGCGCCGCGAAAGATAGAGTTTACGCTGACGCTCACCCGCGTTGATGAATCTCTGGCGGCGATGTTCGGCGACATGAAAGCTCAGGCCGACGGGTTACTGGATCAGGCGGGTGGTTTAACCGGCCAGTTGGGAGGCTTGCTGTGATTACGGATATGACCATCGGCGCCGGTGCGCAGTTTGCGCCTGGCTTCTCCGTGACCGTGGCCGGGAAGGATATTACCCAGGACGTCAGCAACCGGCTGATTTCGCTGACGCTCACCGATAACCGCGGCTTTGAGGCCGACCAGCTCGACATCGAGCTGAGCGATACGGACGGACTGATGGAAATGCCGCCGCGCGGTGCCGTGATAAATATCGCACTCGGCTGGAAAGGTCAGGCACTGATAAACAAAGGCGACTTTACGGTGGATGAAGTTGAGCACCGGGGGACGCCGGACACGCTGACCATTCGCGCCCGCAGTGCGGACTATCGCGGCAGCCTGAATTCCCGCCGTGATAACTCTTACCACGACACGACTCTGGAGGCCGTGGTGGCCGCCGTCGCGGCGCGCAATAACCTCAAGCCCGCCGTGGCTGAGCCATTCAGGGGCGTGAAGGTGTCGCACATCGACCAGACCCAGGAAACCGACGCGAAGTTTATTACCCGCCTGGCCGAGCTGAACGGCGCGGTTGTCGCCATCAAGGCGGGCAGTTTGCTGTTTATCAAGCCGGGGGCGGCAAAGACCGCCAGCGGGAAGCCTATCCCGCAGATGACCATCGTGCGCAGCGACGGCGACGGGCACACGTTCAACATTGCCGATCGCGGGGCTTATACCGGCGTGTCGGCAAGCTGGCTTCACACCAAAGACCCGAAGCCTAAAAAGGTGAAGGTGCAGCGGAAAAAGAAATCACAATCTCTGAACAACGTGCAGCATCCCAATGCGAAAAAGGTCAGCGCAAAGGTGGAGAAACCGCCGGAGGCCAAAGAAGGTGATTACCTGGCGGGGAGTGATGAAAACGTGTTTGCCCTGACCACCATCTACGCCACGCAAAAGGCCGCCATGCGGGCGGCGCAGGCAAAATGGGACAAACTCCAGCGCGGTGTCGCAGAGTTCTCGCTCTCCCTGGCTCGCGGGCGTGCAGATTTATTTCCTGAAACGCCGGTGGCGGTGTCCGGTTTTAAATCCGTGATCGACGCGCAGCCGTGGATTATCAGCAAAGTGACACACAGCCTGGGCAGCAGTGGATTTGTGACGACGTTAAATCTTGAGGTGCTTTTGTCAGATGTAAATTACGAGGCGTCAGAAAGCGATGGGCCTGAATAAGCAAGCTGTGTAAAACACTGTAATTTCAGATGTATGTTTTGCGCGATAACATACAATGATTGCATATGATTAAAATGATTACATGGTGATTACTATGATGCACTGCCCTAAATGCCAGCACGCCGCGCACGCACGATCAAGCCGCTACCTGAGCGCGAACACCAAAGAACGTTATCACCAGTGTCAGAATATCAACTGCAGTTGCACATTTAAAACTCATGAGTCGATTGCTGACATCATCGTTGAGCCAGGAACTGTTCATGCTGTTCAGTTGCATCCAGATAAACACAGTCAGCAATCCCTACAGATGCACTAAAGAAAAAGCCCCGAATAAACGAGGCTTCTTTTGTCGATGTGGTCAATGCGTGGACACTGAGATGAATAAATCCATTTAATTCATATATTTAACATCATTTCCCAAGGCACAAAAATGTGCCTTTTTTAGTGCCTTTTTATTACTCAGCGCCGTTCAACAGTATCTGAACCTGTCAGTCCGATGTTCTCAATTGTCGACGGAGATATAAGCACGCACCAGAATAGCGCATCGTTGCTTCTGCCCCTGACCCGGAGGTTTTGACCGCAAAAAGCCTCTCCGGCGCGCCCCGGCGTTCTGCCAATAACTGCAGGTTGATTAAAAGCTCAGTCACGGAGAATCGACGCCTGTCGGTGTTCAACGCAGGGAGAGGAGATTAGTATCACTTGTATCTGTCCAGAAAATCTAATCATAAACAAAGCCCTGAGTAAGTATTACGAAACAAAAATGAGTTTAAATGACACCGGATGCCAGACAAGCGACCAAATAATGTGTAAATAAGAACAATGTCTTGTTCTCTCAGCACATGGGGAGTCAGAAACATTAGCGTATGAGCTTTTTCCAATTCCTGGCCTGTTCTTTTCGCTACCCCTGCCGATTTTTATTTCAGCCGCATCAAGAAGCAGTCAGCAAGGTATTCAATAAAAATTCATATGGCATGCTTACTAGGAAATGTCTTAGCCATAATTTATATTATAAAACCCATCCCCTGTTCAGATAAGGGTTGTATATAGAAATTCAAAATAAGAACAATCTTGGTAAAAGGAGTCATTACTAAAAACTAACAGAACCCCCACATATTCACTTACGGTTTGCAAGAAAAATCCCCTTGCTAATTTCAAAAGAAATTATGTAAAGTACACTCGAGATAAAGAGTAGTAATTAAGATAATAAAATCAAATAAATAACATTAAGCAAGAATTCATACACAGCAAAAGTCAGTCCGAGAGGTTTACGTGAAAAGTAATCATGTTGATGAGCATGCTACATGCGGATTCTGTGATAGTAAATTAAAGGAAAACAGTACCCTATGTCCTTATTGTGGTGCTGAAATAATCATGGCCTATATTGACAGACCTACGAGGAAGTTAATTTTATATTTGCGGATCATCTTGATTTTTATTTCAGCTCTTTTAATCCTGTTACTCTACCAAAACTATAACTTTGTTAATCTATCTGTCATTTTAGCGATACCTTTATTCTTACTTGCCTGGGTTATGCCATGGTTATTTTTCAGAATAAAAAATAAGGATAACTATATTTGGAGGAAAAAGAACCCGCTGATTTAG